CTGCTCGCAGACCACCCTGATGTTTGCCACCACGCTTTCAAAACTATTATGGGTGCTTGACATAGACCTACCGAATCGGTAGACATACCCCGACCTGACCCCGACTGAAGGACAACAAAATGAATGTAAAGCGTTTCCTAGGGCTAGCCCTATTCACCTACCTAATGTGTGCGGCGTTTGCGGTAGTCAACCAAAAAGACACCCCACCAAACACAACACCCAAAACCGTTGTAACGGTAACTCTGGGCGACCTGACCCCACAGCAGCTGCACGACAGGGCCGTAGAGCTGACAACCACAACCAGCACCACAACTTCAACACAACCCACCACAAAGGTGGCTTATGTTGACCCAGCCACGAAATGCCAGGAATGGTTGCCGGTGGCCGTATCTGTGGGCTGGCCGAATAACACCGAAACGCTAGAGAAGCTCGGCAGGCTGATCTGGAAGGAAACACGCTGTTTGAACATTGGGTACCAACACCCAAAGTTCAATGGCAGTGATCACGGTTTAGTTCAGGCAAATAACGTGCATAGGCGCTGGGCAGAAGAACTTTTCAACATGCCATTTGAAGAGTCAATGTCTGACCCGACCCTAAACCTGCGATTTGGTTTTCTGCTGTACGACACAATCGCTGAGACAGGCGCATGCGGCTGGAAACCATGGAGAATGTGCTAACACATGTTCAATGTTGACCGCCCCGACTGGCAACAAGACGCAGCTTGCAAAGGCATTGACACGGCCCTGTTCTTCCCCAGCAACGCCAAAGAATCTGCAGAATCACGTGCAATCATCAAACCAATATGTGAAGCCTGCCCAGTATTCGACAAGTGTTTTGCCTACGCCGTGTCATTTCCCGAAAAGGCGTTACAAGGCATATGGGCTAACACTTCCGAAGGCGACAGGCGCCGTATGCGCTACTCTGCAACACCAGTTGGTTATCGTAGAAATATCCCGACTAAATGAAAGGCCCGACATGACAGAACAGTTAGCCGAAATGACTGCGGCAATAGCCAAAGCAGAAATTGCTATGAAGGCCGCCGCCTGGCAGTTAGAAAAGCAAACCGAAGATATTGCAATGCTTAGAAAAGCCCTTTTTGAATTGGCTTATGTGGCCGAAGAGAACGGTATCTATTTGTCGAATCTGACTAAGCAGACACAAGACGCCATCGTGGCCATGCGCCTGGGGGGCTTCAAATGACCTGCGAACTATGCAAAACAGAACTGACACCCTTTGACATTCGCATGCAGGACTTGTTGCAAGGCATTTGCCTTAACTGTGGGAAGGCTGGCGACTGGCTACACATGACCCCAGACGAATCACGGCGCTGTGCAGAGCTACACAAATGGGCAAACATGACTAACGCTGAACGCACGGCCTACGACAGAAACAGGGGCAACTAATGGATTTGTCAAACTATGTCGACGTACCAACACGCTTTGCAGCTGCACTTGAACGCTGGCCTGAATTACGCATTATTGAAAACCGACCCGAAGTCATCACCATTGGCGACAAGACTTTCATTTCGGTAACCATGCAAGCGTGGCGTACACCTGACGACCCCGTACCGGCACAAGCAACATGCTTTGAACCGTTCCCAGGCAAAACAAGTTTTACCCGTGACTCAGAACAGATGAACGCAAGCACCAGCGCTTTGGGCCGTGTCCTAGGTCTAATGATGAGTTTCGGCCCGAAGATGGCTAGCGCCGAAGAAGTACGCAACCGTCAACAAACCAGCACCCCAGCAACGCTTGTCAGACAGCCCGAAAAGCCCCGTACACAGGCGCTAGGCGCAAATGCGAGCAATGCACCCACCTCAGCACAAATGAACCTTTTAAGGGCTTTAGATCATCAAGGCCCAGCGCCCGAAACCAAAGCCGAAGCCAGCCGTTTGATTGAAGAACTGAAAGGTAACAGGGCATGAAATACCCGACCTACGAAATGTCCCATGTCGACACAGAACTTACCCAGGCACAAGTCAACGAAGCACAAGGCAACGGCATTGTGCATATCGGCCATTACGGTTTAGGAGCTTTAGCCGAACTGCAAACAGTTGCCTGGCTAACCGATATCGGCGCCAATCCTGTTTGGAACTCTGGCCTGTATGACCGTGACATAACTGTGGGCAACATTGCTATAGATGTCAAGCACACATGCACCCATTACTGGCCGTTTCCTGAAGGCACCGTGTCAGTAAAAGAATCGTCACTAGAGCATCAGTATGGGTCAGTCATGGTGTTTGTGTGGCTTAAAAAAGACGCAGACAAACCCAAATTGCACACGTCAGTTGACACCGCCTATTTGGTTGGTTGGCTGTTCCCTGATGAAGTCAAGCAGTGTGGCAAAGTCGAAGCAGGGCAAGCGTGGCGAGACGGTACGACAATGAAATACACCAGTTACCGTGTGCAGCTGCGAGACATGCGCCCAATGGAACAACTAGCGACAGTCCTAGTGCCATGAAAGAGTCCCATTTCCAATCGCAAGTAATCATGTTGGCTAAGTTGCACGGCTGGCTAGTTATGCACACCCGTGCTGTGGAAATCCGCCCTGGGGTGTGGAAAACACCGTTAACCGGTCACCCTGGCTTCCCTGATTTAGTCCTGTGCCATGCTGATCGAGGCGTCATATTTGCCGAATTGAAAAGCAGTATTGGGACACTATCTACCAGCCAAGAATTATGGTTCAGCAGGTTGTCGTCAGCTGGTATGGAAGTCCACGTGTGGCGGCCTAAAGACATAGATTTCATATCCACCCGACTAGCTAGGAGACCCGACCATGACTGAATTTATGCAACCCATTAACCCAATTCGTATTTGGACTAAAGGTAGCAACCACCGTTTTGCTCACAATGTGTTTGCTATCGCCATATCAAACTCGCATGATGTCGAATACTTAACTGTGAACGGCAACTTCATGCCAGTAACAGCAATCACCCACGCCGAAGTCCTGCTCAATGGACAATGGACAGCCATTCACACTGTAGAGATACGCCACCCAGCGACCTGATACAGTCCCGATCTGCTAAGGCAAGGTTGGCTTTCAGTTCCTTGTAGCCATTTGCTGTAGGGGACTTGCCTCAGCAACAATTTCATTAGTCGCATGTGTGTGCCACGGTTGTAGGTGGTGGGCAGTAAACAGGGGAACCTGGGTAGACGCCTATGCACCGATGTAGGCGAACAGCGTTTCCAAACGGCACAAATGGCGAAGGTTGTCCACCGAACAAAAATAGACCGGCACCCTGTGGCTACTTGCCCAAATTGTGGGGGACACAAACCACCCAACCCTGTCATGTAGTACGAGGACAACCGCACAGGCGCCCTTCCTGTGTGGGCGTCAGTATCCCTTGACCTTGCCCTTGACCTAACATCAGTACAAAGGAGACCCGACCAATGCCCAGAGAACACACAACCAATGACCTGACCTATCGACGCAACAGGCAAGCCCTGCTAGCCAACAACCCACCATGCCATTGGTGCGGCCAGCAAGGAACAACAGCAAACCCAATGACAGCAGACCACCTAATAGAACATGACCGTGGCGGCACCGATGACCTAGACAACCTGGTGCCAGCATGCCGTAAATGCAACAGCAAACGTGGCGCCATATACAAAGGCAAAAGAGACGCCCAACGCATACAAAAACGCAATGAAGCCGTAAACCATTTTTTTGACACGCCGGCACCGCCCCCGACCCCATGCTTAGAAAACATTTTGGGGGAAACTGGCGGTAACCAGCCCGAACTAGCCGTGGTTGAAAAGCATTTACCACGACTCGAAACAGTTGGCTTAAATCAGCACAATTTTGGGGAGGGGATTTCCCAGTGGGCTTCTTTGCATATGGGCATTGAACTAATGACCTGGCAAAAGCATGTAATTGCTGGCCAGTTGTCTCATGACGGTTTAGGCAATCTGCAGTTTCGTGAAGCTTTGGTATCTACGGCTAGACAGCAGGGCAAGTCTGTTGCATTGCAAGCCATGATTGGTTGGTGGATCACTGAACTAGCGTCTATGCGTGGGAAGCCCCAGGCGGTGCTTTCGGTGGCTAACAAACTTGACCGTGCCGAAGCCATATTTGGTTTTATCGCCCCAATACTTGTTGACAAATTCGGGGCTAAAGCCGCCAACGCTATGGGCCGTAAATCCGTAAAAATGCCCGACGGTTCCACGTGGGAAGTTAGAGCTGCAACACCAAACCTGCACGGCGGTAGTTATGACCTAATTGTGATTGACGAACTTTGGAACATTTCAGCAGCTGTAGTCGATGAAGCGTTACGGCCTAGTCAGATTGCTAGGCAGTCACCGTTGTTGTCTATGTGGTCTACCGCTGGCGATGAGTCAAGCGCCGCCATGATTGCGTTTAGAGAACAGGCGATTAGTGAGATAGATACCGGCACAACTGGAAGTTTGTATTTTGCTGAATACAGCATGAAGCCAGGCAGTGACCCCCGATTAGAAACCAATTGGGAAATGGCCAACCCAGCGATGGGGCAAACCGTGACAATTGAAGCGCTTAGGGCTGTCAGCAAAAAAGATTCGTTTCTGCGTGCCCACTTGAACATGTGGGTGTCTGCCCGTGGTGCCTGGCTTCAACCAAACATTTGGGACAAACAAAAAACTGATCAACCTATGCCGCCTGGTGGCGTGCTTGCTGTTGACACCGACCTAACAGACGGGCGTTATGTGGGCGTCAGGTCATCAGTGCTTGAATCCAAAGCGCATGTGTGTGTCGAATTCATGGTGGACACCGAAGACGCCATGTGGGAAGAAGTAGAACGGGTCATGGCAGACACGGCCACCAGTCTGGTTATTACGCCAGCCTTGCATTTGCATTTGCCGAAACATTTGGAACGTCGAAGTAGCGTCATTGGTTACGGCGAGTTACTGAAGTATTCGGGCTTAATTCAAAAGATGATTGTGGAAGGCAAGGTGCGGCACCGTGGCGAACTTGCTTTGGCTGAACATGTCAACCGTGCGGTGCTAACTAAAACGGGCGGTGGCGTCGTTCTTAGCTCGCAAAAATCGCCAGGCCCAATAGAGCTGTGCCGGTGCATGGCGTGGGCGATTGCCGAAAGTTCACGGCCAAAGGTTGTTGGCAAACCCATGTTTGCTGTCTCAAGGACACCGTGAACCTGCGTCACGCTAATGTTTGTCTAGTCCCTGTCCTGCGTCGGGCAGGGCAGGGACACCCCCCGATAGGAAAACACCATGGGATTATTTACAAGTAACAAAGTAAACAAGGCGCAGATTTCGCCCCAGTCTGAACCAACCGTGCAAGCAGCTGCAGTTGGTGGTGCTTACTATTCTTCACAAGTCGCAGGCCCAAACCTTATTGGTGACTGGTGGTCATACCAGGCAGGCGTCATGCGTAATCGTGCAATGTCCGTTGCCGCCATTTCCCGTTCCCGTGACCTAATGGCTTCACCGCTGGCCAGCATGAAACTAAAAATGTGTACCGAAGTTTGGAATGAAGAAGAAGGCGAAATGGAAGAAGTGCCATTGGCGCCCCGTTCCTGGCTACGCCAACTTGACCCCGAAATGCCAAACAACTTTTTATTTCCTTGGATTTTTGACGACCTTTTCATGTTTGGAAGGTGCTTTCTTTACATCACAAGTCGAACCAAAGACGGTTACATGGCCAGCGCCACCCGTTTACCGCAAGGTTCAATTACGACGCCCGACGCAAACCCACCAGTGTGGTTCGGTAAAAGCAAAGAAATCTATTTCAACGGTGGCGCCATCGACCCCAAAGATGTTGTGCAAATCTTCAGCCCAACACAAGGCATGATCTACATGTCAGAACAAACTATTGCAACGTCACTAAAACTAGAAGAAGCCAGATACCGCAACAGCTCTAGTGCAATCCCTGCTGGTGTACTCAAACAAACTGGCGGTGAACCATTGTCAGCAACCGAATTGGCCGCACTGGCCGAAGCGTTTAACCAGGCACGTGCAACCAATCAGACAGCCGCACTAAACGAATTTTTGACATACACAGAAACCAACGCAACACCCGACAAAATGTTGTTGATTGACGCCGCCGAATATCAAAGTCGTGAAATTGCCAACTTGTGCAATGTACCCCCGTATCTATTGGGTATTTCAACAGGTAGTTACGCCTACACAAATAGCCAGGGCGCCAAATCTGACCTTTGGACTTTCGGCCTGTCAATGTACGCCGAAGCAATCGTGGCCGCCTTGTCACAACAGTTGCCTCGTGGCACCTATGTTAAATGGGATACCGACAAGTTTTTAGAAACAGAAAAAGAAGAGTACGCAGTCATGGAACCAATGACTGAAGAAACACAACCACAAGAAAACACACAGGAAGAATTGGCATGATTCGATTTACTTCAAACACATTCGCTGTAGAAGCTGCAGGCCCAGACGGTGAAGAACGCCGAACAATCACTGGCATTGCAGTGCCTTACAACACTTTCGCAACTGTCAGCGATGGCACCACCGTGCAATTCGCACCAGGCAGTTTGCCCGTTGAAGGCAAAGCACCACGCCTTTACATGTACCACGATTCAACCCAGGCGGTTGGTTTGGTTTCAGAGCGTGTCGACAGCCCAGAGGCCATGTACTTCACAGCCAAAGTGTCAAACACACGTGCCGGCGACGAAGCGTTAGTGCTCGCAGCTGACGGTGTTATTGACAGCGTGTCAGTAGGTGTCAACCCCACAGAATTTAAGTACGACGACGAAGGCAACATGACAATTTTGGCGGCTGACTGGGTAGAACTTTCCCTTGTCCCCACGCCTGCTTTTGCTGGTGCTACGATCAGTCAAGTAGCGGCGGAAGCGCCACAAGTCGAAACACCAAAGGAAGAACCCAAAATGGAAACCAGCCCCGCAGTTGTTGAAGAAACCGTAATTCCCACGGCACCAATTTTTGCCCAGGCAAAGCGTGAACCACGCCTGCCCAGCGCCTTTGAATTCATGGCCGCAATCCACAAGGGCGGTATCGAAGCCGCTAACGCCAACAAAGTTTGGGAAGATTACCGTGCTTACCACAAGTCACCGATTGAAGCGGCAGCTGGCGATGTAGTGTCCAGCAATGTGGGCGGTATTGTGCCCCTGCCGTTGCTCGGCCCAGTTTTTGCGGATATCAACTACATTGCTCCCCTGTTGACAGCCGTCGGGACAAGGGCAATGCCTGGTGGCGGAACTGGTTCAACCTTTATTCGCCCAACATGGACAACCCACCCGACTGTCACAGAGCAGGCCGCACAGCTTGACCCCGTGTCAGCAACCACCAGCGTTATCGCCGCCAACACCGTCACCAAAAAAACGTTTGCCGGTGCCACCACCCTTTCGTACCAAACTGTTGACTTCACTGACCCAGCCGCTATGGCAGTCATCATGCAGGACTTGGCAGGCCAGTACCTTTTGGCTATCGACAACTTCGCTTGTGACAACCTTGTGGCCGCCGCTTCTTCAGATGGTGTTTGGAACTTGACCCCCGAAGACTTGATCAAGTCAATTTACGATTGTGCTGTTACTTCAGCAGCTGCAACCAACTTCTTGCCAACCCACATTGCTGTCGACCCAGCAACCTGGGGCTTGATTGGTCAACTCGTAGACGACAACAAGCGCCCGATTTTCCCAGCCATCGGTGCACCTGGCCTTGTTGGTCAAAACACCCTTGGCGCTGGTTCTGCTGTTTCATACTCAGGTATGAACCCGTTGGGCTTGAACATCATCGTAGACCGCAATTTCGCCGCTAAGACCATGGTGATTTTTAACGCTAACGCTTACGAAATTTACCGTGCTGACCGTGGCCTGCTTTCGGTTGAAAACCCCAGCACCGTTTCACGCACCATGTCAATGTTTGGTTATGCAGCAACCTTTGCTGCTAACTCGAGCATGATTCGTAAAATCACCCAGGCTTAGTCGAAAGGCGGTTAGCCGCCCATGGCTGTTTATTCTGTTATCTTCCATCAGCGTTTGGACAATTACGCAGTTGTTCAAACGCTGACGGAACCCGAACTGGGTTTGGGTCAATCGTTCACTATTGCAGGTGTAGGTCACGGCCTGAACGGCACACACACGGTTTACGACTTGCCCCCATACCTGTTTACTGGTGTCACCAGTAGCGGTGATCTCACATTTGACTATGCAATACCGATTCCAAATCAGGTGTTGTTTTATGACGCCGATGACGATCTAAACCGAAGTGCCGCTATCCCACCTGGCACCCTAACTTTTACCGAAACTTGTACGTGGATTACGGGCACACAGATTGGCACCTGGCTAGGAATTGCTTTGGCTGGTGTTGACGAAACGGCTTTCTTGACTCAGTGTGCTAACAGCGCCAACAATTTCATTTTTCGTAGGCGTCAAGAGTCTGGCTATACCGACCAATTGACCGTTGTCCCCAGTGCAGATGTAGAGCTCGCCACGATCATGATGGGTGGCTCGATTTACAGACAGCGTGGAGCCATAGACCAATTTGCAAGTTTTAGCGACATGGGCACAGCTGCAGTGTCAGGCCTGTCGCCGTTAATCAAACAGTTAGCCGGTATCCCACGGCCTGCGGTTGCGTGATGACTGTTTACACCGACCTGTTTAATGAGGCCATAGATGATTTGGCGGCAACGCTG